ATGGACTATGTACAAGAGGTAGTAGAGAATCTACCAAATGCAAAACGCAGTAAAAAAATTGATCTTACAGAAATAATAAAACTCAAACCCGATAAAGAAGAAAAATCCAAAGTCGATAATGAACAAATTGAGAACATTAAAGAGTGGACAAGTCAATTAAATAAAGATATTAAAAAAATAAAAAATACAACTAATGATGCACTTGCGATAAAAAATATAACTGATGAGGTTGTAAATAAAATAAGTAATCTTAAACTAAGTAAAGAAACAATAATGAGTATATTACATAGATGTTATAGTAAAACTGCAAAAGATAAAGAAGTAAAGAATTACAAATCATTATTGGTATCGTTAATATGGCAATCCAAAAAAAGTTTAATGTTAGATATTTTTACTGATATTGCAACTCAATCAACAATTGAAGTGTTATCTCCTGTGAGTAATAAAGAGGATGTATATGATTTAAAAATATGGGGTCAAAAATACAAACGAATTAAAGAACAGAAAAAAATTAATAAAGAGGAATTATTAAATCAAGAGGAACAAACAAATAAAAACAAGCAAGACTCAAATAATATAAGGGTTTCTTAAAGGTTTTTAGAAAAAATAGTATCCAAAATGAATTTCAATGTGCAGAAAATGTAGTAATTACTACATTTGTGAGGGGTGGGCTTAATGCCCCAATAGGGAGAGGGTAATATTTAATAATAACATGAGATTGACTAAAAGTCAACAAAGAGTTTTAGTTATTATTAATAAGTAAAGTATTAAGCGTGAGTCAAAGTGCTTTACGTTTACCCTCTTTTAAATACAAACTATTAAACCCAAGCTCTTCAATGATGTGATGATATGGTAGGGTTTGGGTTTAATAATGTTGTTAGTTCTCAAAAAATTATATGTGAAGGGATGATATTCATGAGAAAGATTGAAATTTCTAACCAACTAGCAGATCAGTTAAATTTTAAAAATCTACGTGGCTTAAAGATGAGCATATCAAGGACTTTTGGCAAGGGTACAATACAAGATAATCAAGTTGAAGTTGATAGGGCAATTAAAAGTTGTTGAGGGTAAAGGTTGTAAAGACAGAATACTTTGGTTAGGTGAAGAAACCATTGAGATATTAACCCACTGGAGAGAGCGACAGGCAGAGCAGTTAGGAAAAGTAACCTATGTATTTACCAACCGACAAGGCAACCAACTTAAACCCAGAGATGTTAGGGAGATGATTGGTAACTATGCAGGTAAGGCAGATATAAATAAAAAGGTTAGCCCTCATGTGATGCGACATTCATTCGCAACTGACCTACTTAGAGAGACAAAGAATATCAGACTAGTGCAGAAGGCATTAGGTCATTCTGATTTATCAAGTACAATGATATATACACATATAGTTGATGATGAGTATGAACAAGCGTTAAAGAGGTTTTAGTTATCCCAATTAAAGCCACATAAAAGCCAGATAGGTCAGATATAGTAGTTTGATTGTTTGAAGGTAGACAATAGTCTATCTTCTTTTTTTGTGTTGGTCTGGAAGTGATAGGGGGTATTCTAAATCTAGTCAGTGTGGCAGCCGGGAAATAACCTCTACAATTTTTTTATAACAAAAATAGAGTTTTAAGATTGAAGGTAATTATAACCATATTATCGAATTTAATCGATAAGGAGGTTGTAGTTAATGGATATTGCAATTATATTAGTTTTAATCGGGACAGTCACAAGTGTTGGCTCATTATTACTATATTTTTATGTAATATATAGTAATAAACCATTTATCTCATTAATCATCGAAGAAAAAGCCATAACAGTTATTACTAGAGATGAATATGGAGACTGGAGTGAAATTTATTATAAAGATAAAAGTGAACTTTATAATAAAGAAAATATTGATGAAATTCCAGAAAATAATTTTAGGGTAACATTAAAAGTCTTATTAAATAATAAAGGAAATAAAAAGGCCACAGTTAATAGAATGGTGTTCAAAACAAGGTCAGTTGAAAAAGAAGTGAATATTGACTTAATACCATTAGATGTCGGTGAGAGTTATATGAAAGAATACATGATTCCAATAAAGGACAATCAAGAACAAAATGCTATTTTAAATGAAAAGTGGCAACTAGAGATAACAGACAATAGGGAAGAAGTACATACTGCAAGAATCGATTTTTAACTGTTTCATTGTTTAAGAATAAATAAGAAAAAGGATTGATAAAAATGGAAAATAAGTTGCTAACTAAAACTAAATTATCTGAACTGGTAGGATGGTCTGAAGCTAATGGGAGAAGATGGGTTAAAAGTTTCAAGGAATATATACCATGTATAAATTATGGTAATAGAGTTATGTTTAACAACGAATCCTTAGAAGTTATGAGGTTGCTCAGAAAACTAAGTGATAATGGATTAACCATTCCAGAAATTAAAAAAATATTTAAAAATGAAGGTATACCTAAAGATGATAGTGAGATATTAGAAAAAATTAAAAAGGCCAGAAGGAATAAAATTTACAATGAAAAGGTAGCTAACACTATTCCATCAACTAAAAAAATGATAGTTCCTTACTTAGAAATAATCAAAGACGGTAAAGCTTATACTGCCAGTGAGATTACAGAAAAACTAGTTGAGTACTTTAATTTGAGTGAAGAACAAAGGTTGATGAAGTATGAAAATGCGAGTGATGCCATTTTTCTAACTAGAGTACGGAGTGCTAGATATAGTTTGAAAAAGGAAGGTTATATTGAAGAAATTAATAAGTTAACTTATAAGATAACAGAAGATGGAAGAGATTTATTAGATGATGAAAGTCATGAAATTGAAGAAGAGATTGAGCAACTAGAAAAAGTAACTGATCCACTAATGGTAGTAAAGGAACAATTGAATGAAGTAAAAGACGAATTATCAAATACATTATTAAAACAATTAAGGGATGTTCACTGGATGAAGTTTGAGGATATAGTAGTTGAATTACTAACAAAAATGGGTTATGGAGATGGAGAGGTTACGCAAAGGAGTAATGATGAAGGGTTGGATGGTGTAATCAAAGAAGATAAGTTAGGATTAGAAAATATTTATGTTCAAGCCAAAAGATGGGGTGCTAGAAATTCAGTTGGAAGAGAAACAGTTCAAAGCTTTTCTGGGGCATTAGATGGAAAAGGTGCTAGGAAGGGAATATTTATAACAACTTCTTATTTCACTGAAGGTGCAAAGGAATATGCTAAAAGACTAGAAACTAAAAAAATAATTCTTATTGAAGGACAAGAATTAGCAAAGTTGATGATAGATTACGATGTAGGTGTAAATATAACAAAAACTTTTGTAGTAAAAGATATTGATTACGATTATTTTAAAGATGAATAATTCAAAGAGCCATAACTTGCTATTTGTGTTTATGTATAATAACAAATACAAGGTTTTTTTGAATTTTATGTAGGAATTTCCTTTTTTATAGCGAAAATCAACTATAAGAAAGGGGAGGATAAAAATGGAATTGAAAAAATTAAAAGGAAAGATTGTTGAAGATTTGAAGATGAATATTTCTGTATCATACAGAAGATATGATGTAACAAATCAATTATTTCAAAAAGCTTTACACGAATTAAAAGCAGAGAAAGTTATTTGGTTTGAAATAATAGAAAACTCAAAAACTCCCTTTGATGGAGAAGCCAAAAATATAAAACTACTTGACCCTGATTATACCCCTGATTAAATTAAATAACTTTTCCAAGCAGAGCCTATCATGGCTCTTTTTTTATGTCCGAAAACAAAGGCAGGTGATAAAATATATGATAAACACACAAACAGCCCAAAACCAGTCCCAATTCAATAACCCAGACAACAGAAAACTCTTATACAAACATCTAACCCAATATCTAAATCACAACAAAAATCTAACACTTGACCAAGCCAAATCACGTGCCCAAGCTATTATAAAAAAGCACAGCCAAAATCTCTTTGGTAAAAACTCATTATCATTCTGGCTTGGTTCTGTATCAATACCTTTTTTCTGTCTTTACTATCTCCAAGACACATTTAGGGTAAAAGAAAACAACGATGCCAGAGAGTTAGACACTTTCCACTTCAATATTTGGAGTGAATTGGAAAACCTATATATAAAAGACGAATATGATAAGTTACTTCTAATCTGCCCCAGAGGTGCTAGTAAAACAACCACTTGTGACTTTGCCCTATCAGTTTGGGCACACTGTTATAAAAAATCTATATATACACTCATTGCAGGTAATTCTGAACAGGATGCCATTGAGTTTATCAGAGATGCCAGACGTGCATTTGAAGAAAATCCCTACATCAAAAATTCATTTGGTGAGTTAATAAATACTAGAAAATATACAGTGAATAAATTAGAACTTGAATTAACCAACGATACAAAAATTCAAGCCATTTCAAGTGAATCGTCTTTGAGAGGTAAGAAATTCAATGGTTCAAGACCAACTCTGATTATTGCAGATGACTATCAATCAAAGAAAAACGTAATAACCCAAGAAGCAAGAGATAAAAAATTCAATACATGGGTACAAGATAGCCAATATGCAGGTGATAAAGCGGTTTTTAGAAAAGATAAAAAGGTTAAAATGGCAACTAAATTCATTGTTTTAGGTACAATCCTGCATAGAGATTGTTTTATTTCTCGATTATCCAATGATAATTCATATAAAACTTTAAAATATAAGGCAGTATTACATGATGATGTGGATGAATTGTTCAATTCAGGTCTTTGGCAACAATTCAAAGATATATATTTTAATTCAAAACTATCAGACCCAACATCAGAAGCCAAAGAGTTCTACTATCAGAATGAAAATGAAATGCAATTTAATGTCCTTTGGAGGGACAAGTGGGATTGTTTAGATTTGGCATTAGATTATTATTCTAATCCACAAGCATTCAAACAAGAATTACAAAATGATGCCAGTAAAATAGGTGAGAAAGCATTTCATCAAATTAAAACTCTATCACAACAAGAGTTGGAACAACAAAAAGATGATTATACTAAAACAATTATGTGTATTGACCCTGCAGTAGAAACAGGGGCAAAGAATGACTATACAGCCATTTGTATTGGCAGTAAAACTTCTAATAACTTCAGATTTATTAGAAAAGGCACTATAGATAAATTAAAATTTGAGGATTATATATCCAAGGTGATTAAACTTCTACACGAATATGAGGATATAACTGAAATTCATATTGAGAAGAATGTTTTCAGGGGTGTAGATGCCAATGAAGTGCAGAAAAGAATTAATAGTGATGTGATGTTAAAGAGTAGGAATATAACAATCTTTAATGAAACTCAAACAAAAAATAAAGAAGCCAGAATAAGAGCTATAAGCCACAAAGTTGATAGTGGTTTTATTATTTTTAATGAAGAAGATGAAGCATTCACCAATCAATTATTAGATTATGAAGGTGAAAAGTATTCATTACATGATGATAGTGCAGATGTTACAGCCATGTTTGATGAGAGAATTGATAATGAAGAAACTATAATCCATTCCTTGAAATTCAAACCTAGGGAATGGCTTTTTTAATGCAAGTATACCTAATACACACATTCTGTGTATCAGGTTGAGTTAGTAAAAGAAAGCAGGTGATAGCGTGAATGATAAAATTTTAAAACAGAGTTTAGACCAACTCAAAGAACAACAATTTAAAAAATCATACTTACTAAACTACTATGATGGAAAACACGATATTTTAAAAAATTACCGTATGGAAAAATCACGTTCCAACATGAAGGTGATAGTAAACTACCCTAAAAGATTTGTGGAAGAGAGAATCAGTTACATTCTAGGCAATCATATCAATTATGTTTCTAAATCTCATAATGAAGAAGCTCTGGACATAATCGACCTTAATTTTTCACACTGGGAAAAACTCCATAATCAAGAATTGGTAAGACAAAGCCAGATATACGGTGAGTCCTATGAGGTTAGTTATATCAATATAGATGGAGAGTTCCGTTGTAGCGTTTTAAATCCCTTGAATTGTATTGTATTTCAATCAGGAGATGCAGAAAAGAGGGTTACATTGGCAGTGCATTTATACACTGATACAGATGAGAATGAGTTTATTGATGTTTATGACAACAAAAAAATAACCACCTATGCAGTAGATGGTGATAAATTCACGAAGGTTAATGAGATAGAGCATATATTCAAGGGTGTTCCAGTTGTGGTATGCAAAAGTAATGCCCGAAGTCACTCACTAATTGAAGATATTAAGTCACTGAATGACAGCCTAAACAACATCATTTCTGATAGTGTCAATGAAGTGGCAGATCATAGGTCTGCATACCTTAAATTAATAAATTCTCGATTAGAAAAAGAAGATGCGGATGAAATGAAACAAAGTGGAATCATAGAAGTGGCAGGAGATAAGGCTGATGTGGATTGGTTGATTAAAAATATCAATGATAATTTCATTCAGAACACATTGGAGAACTTAGAAAACAAAATCTACAAGATGGCAAGTTCAGTTGACACTAATGAAAAAATGCAATCTAATTTATCTGGTGTGGCACTCAGAAGTCGCTTAATATCCCTTGAATTTGTGTGTTCTACAATCGAGGCACAACTTGAATTTGTTATCAAACAGAGATTAAAGCACTTTTTTAATTTCCATTACAAGAAGACAGGGCAATCATTCGATTATAGAGATATAAAAATAAAGACAACTGCAAATATACCAAGTGATTTAGTTGGTTTGGCTGATGTAGTCTCTAAACTTAAAGATGTTGTATCACAAGAAACTCTATTATCAATATTGCCATTCGTTGAAAATCCTCAATTAGAAAAACAAAAATTTGATGATGAACAAAGAAAACAATTGCAATCCTTAGAGAGTTTACGATAAGCGTGGTGATATAAATGACCACAAGACAACAAAAGCAACTACAAAAAGAGATTGAACAGTTACAGTTAGAAATGGAAGATATGACAGCCGAAGAAGCGAGAGAACTACTTCATCAATACCAAAAATCATCAAGAAAAATAACAGCCCTTGCAAGTGGAATTATTGCAGGGTACATGGTTGATGGTCAATTAGATATATCTCCTGCCCAAATGGCAGTGGAAATGAGAGATTTTGAGCGTGAGATTGAAGAAGAAGCCAATAAGATTGGTGCATTAGAGGTTGGTGTTGTAGGTGGTATTTTGGCTAAGGTCTACAAGGATAGTTATTATAAAACTGCATTTACTCTCGATAGAGGATTAATTGACAGTTCAGGAATTGCAATTAATGTTAGTTTTGATATATTACGTGATGAGTTTGTTCAAAGAGCCATTAACATTCCCATTGAAGGGCAGATGTTTAGTGACCGTATCTGGACAAACAAAGAAAAGTTAGTAACTCGATTAAGAAATGACTTGTTATTATCAATGAGAAAAGGTTCTGATACTAAAGTATTAGCCAGACGAATACAAAGAGATTTTGACGTTGGTTGGAATGAAGCATTTAGGCTAATTCGTAACGAGACAGCCAGATGTAGAAGCCAAGCCCAAGAGCAGATATATCAAGAGAATGATGTTGTAAAACAATTACTCTTTGATGCAACTTTAGATGATAGAACAACAGAAATCTGTCAAGAACTTCATGGGAATATTTATGATAAAAATGAGCCACATCCTGCAATTCCAGACGAAACACACATCCAATGTAGGTCATGTTATGTACCTGTAGTTGAAGGGTGGAATCCGACTACAAAAAGAGATAATCTTTCAAAAGAGGTTATAGATTATCCTAAAAACTTTGAAGATTGGAAAAGACAAAAGGGCATAGGAGATGATTAAAGTGTTACCAAAACTTAAAAAACTGATTAAATCAGATTGTGCAGGGTTTAATAAAACTTTAAACAATAAAACTAACTTTTGCATACAAGTAGATGATACTTGTATGTTTTTTGTTGAGATGGCTGATGTTCAAGATACAAATGATACTCAAACAGGGGATAATCAAAACAACTTGCCAAAATGCAAATATTTTGAAGAAGGGGTTCTGCCATTATTACCTGATTTAGAGCGACAATATCACGAATATCACAAGAGCGAATTAAGTATCACAACAAAGCATAAGCCAAAAGTTAGGAAGAAATGTGAGAAGTGTGATGAGCCAATATTAGCAACTTCTAACAGGCAGAAGTATTGTGAGAAGTGCAAAAAAGCAATACAAAGAGAGCAACAAAAAGAGAGAAAGCAAAGACAGAGAAAAGTTGGATAATGTCACGTTTTAGAGAGCCAGAAAACCCTTATATATCAATGGGTAAATTTTGTGTTTTTGGGTAGGTAGGGTATTTATACCTAAATGCCATTTTTGGCATTTCTAAAGGTTAACAATTTAATTTAATGCATTAGATTAGAAGTAATTACAATCAATTAAAACTAAAATTATTTGAGGGGTTATATCTGCAACTACAACAGGGGTAATGTAGCCACTCGAAAGGAGAGAGATAAAATGGAAAAAGTAAAATTTAATGAGGTAAACAAAATCAATCTGCAATTATTCGCAGAGGGCAATGATGATAGTGATGATGTGGGTACAGGAGAGGACGCACAAGACACTAACAATCAAGATGATAATGGTGACAACAATGATAATAGTGATAAAGACACTGATAATAACAGTGATTTTGACATCAATTCCATCTTAGAAAATGAAGATTTTCAGAAGCACATTCAAAAATTAACTGATAAAAGAGTATCAGATGCAGTTAAAAAGCGTGACAAAGTTTGGAAAGAGAAACTCAAAGAAGAAACTAAAAAGACAGAAATGACACAAGAGGAAATACTTCAACAAAAAGAGCGTGAGTTGGCTGATAGAGAATTGAAATTGGAGAAAATCAGTCTATTCAAGGAAAAAGAATGGGATTTAGATTTGGTTGATTATGTGAGTGGTGAAGATATTGATGAGATTGAAGAAAAGGCAGAGAAGATGTTAGAAGTGATAAACAAAGTGGCTGAGAAGAAGGTAAAAGAGAGATTAGATAACTCTGCATATACCCCACCTACTTCTAAAACTCAATCCAAAGGTGTAACTAAAGAGGACTTTGAAAAAATGACATATCAACAAAGAGTTGATTTGAAAAAGACAAATCCAGAGTTGTATGAAAAATTAAGTAAGTAGATTTTAGACCAATTCAATCCTGAGTAGGTCTTTTTTTTATTGTCTTTTTTCGGAATTTGCAGACGTTAAAGAACAAATTTACAAAAAAATAAATTTTTAGGAGCGTGTTTAATATGACTAAAACAATGTTAAGTGATTTAATTAACCCAGAGGTAATGGCAGACATGGTGAGTGCAGAACTACCAAACAAAATTAGGTTTACACAAATTGCAAGAGTGGATAACACTTTGCAAGGACAGGCAGGTAATACAATTACTGTACCAAAATACTTGTATATTGGAGATGCAGAAGATGTGGCTGAAGGGGTGGCAATGGGTACTACTACTCTAACTACTACAAGCCAACAAGCCACTGTGAAAAAGGCAGGTAAAGCGATTGAATTGACAGATGAAGCAGTTCTATCAGGTTATGGTGATCCAGTAGGCGAAGCGGTTACTCAATTAACTATGGCAATGGCAAACAAAGTTGATAATGATTGTTTGGCGGCACTAGATGAAGCGACATTAACACATGATGCATCAGCCGATTCTATTTCTGCAGATATAATTGCAGATGCAATTGACAAGTTTGAGGAAGAAGATGATGAGCCAAAGGTGTTATTCATTCACTCAAAGCAGAAAACTACTCTAAGAAAAGACCCACAGTTTACAAGAGCTAGTGATATGGGTGATGCAGTAGTTATGAGTGGTGTGATTGGTGAGATATATGGTTGCCAAGTAGTAGTAAGTAACAAATTACCAGAGGATACAGATGTGTACTCTAACTATATTGTTAAATCTGGTGCATTAGATATTTACCTAAAGAGAAATGTTTCTATTGAAGATGATAGAGACATTCTTGCCAAAACAACTGTAATTAGTGCAGATGAGCATTATGTGGCAGTTTTGGCTGATGAGTCTAAAGTTGTTAAATTTACTTGTAAAGCATAGTTAAAATAATTGTTGAGGGTGTCTAATAGATGCCCTCTAAATTATTTATTGCAGAAAAATGAGGTGATTAAATGCTACTGAGAAGACATAAGAAAACAAAACAGGTAGTTAAACCTGTTAAAAAAGTTGAAAAACCAAAGCTAGAGCCAATAATTGAAGATATTCAAATAGAAAAACCTACTGAACAGGTTGAAGTGAAGGTTGAGCCAGAGCTTGAAACTGACCTTATGGCAAAAACTAAAAGCCAGTTAATATTGATGGCAAAAAAGCAAAAGGTTAAAGTCACAGATAAAATGACTAAAGCAGAAATAATCAAAGCCCTCAATTAATGAGAAGGGTGGTGTGTTAGATGGAAACAAAAATTGATTTAATGAAGTATTTTTTAGGAATTGATTTTTTAGATGGTAGTTTAGATTTGATACTAGAACACTATCTTAAACAATCCCAGAATTCAATAAAAACCTATTGTAATATTGATGAAATCACTGAAGACCTGAACAGTCAAGTGATTGAATTAGCAGTTTATCTTTACAAAAACAGAAATCAAACTGGAATAGTTCAAGGGGCACAAGGTAGCAGATCACAAACAAATGAGCGTGGGATTCCCCAAAATATCAAAGACAGTTTACCTCTGCCGAGAATTGGAGTGGTTTAAATGTTTTATAACAAAAAACTAAAACTCTATAAACGTGGTGAAGGGTATTTTGATGATAGAAGGATTTGGCATGAGGGAGAATTAGAACATATTAAAACAATTAATTGCGATGTGCAGCCATACTCAAAATCATTGTTAATGAAAGATTATGGTTATGCAGTAGAATGCCAAAACAGGGCATTTATTAACCCTGATAGTGATTTTGAATTATTTAATAGGGTTGAATATCAAGATAAACAATTCAAAATTGTTAAGGTCATTGAATGGGATGAGTATTGGGAATTGATGTTGGATGCAGGTGGTTTAAATGAGTAGAAAAGGTTTGACAGTAGACCAAGCAATCAGAGAAATGCAAAACAGACGAAAAAAAGCAGTTGATGAAGTCACTGTGATGATTGAAGCAGATGCAAAATTAAATTCCCCTGTAGATACAGGTGATTTAAGGCGAAGTTTGACTTCTCAAACTAACCATACTCAAACCAAGTCAATTGGTGCAGTAGGTACTAACCTTATTTATGCCCCAATAGTTGAGTATAGGACAGGATTTTTAGAGCAGACAGTTGACCAGAATTTATCCCAAATACAAAGAAGAATAGGTGAGGTGTTGCGAAATGGTTAGTGCGTTGATAAAACACCTTTTAAACAATGGAAAATTGATTGAGATGCTTGATGGTGAAAACATTTTTTATCAGGAAAAACCAATTCAATTCAATCCAAAACAGTTTATTCTAATCAAAGATAAATTATTAGGTGATGCGTGGCTGAAAGAATATCAGATACAAGTTGATTGTATCAGTAAGGACTTGAATAAGGTTATTGACTTAGAGAGTGAATTGAGAGAATATCTTAATGATTTGCGAGGTCAGAAACACATAGAAGGTATAAAGTTAATAAAAACCCTTAATGGTGGTGGCACTATTAAGGATGAACAAGGCAACTGGATCAAGGTTGTCTATTTTTTATTGAAAATTTAGTTTGAAAAGTTTTAAAAAATATAGAATGGAGTGATATACATGAGTAATAATACATTTAGTCCAGAGCAGATATTGTTAGGTTCTGGTAGAATTTTTGCAGGACAAGTTGAGGGTGCAGATGAAATGACCATTGAACAACTAAAAGAGGAACTAACTGAATTAGGAAATATTAGGTCAGGGTGTACTTTGACCTATGAGCCAGAGACATTAGATGTGCGTGGTGGTCAAAGAAACGGTTTGTTGAAAACAATGGTGACACAGGAGACAGTAACCCTCAATACAGGGGTATGTGAATGGAATATTGATGCATTAGAAATCCTTTCACCTGCCAAAGTTGAAAAAGAAGCAGGGAAGACTAGATATATTGTAGGTAATCAGGGGCAATTGCCAGTTAATACAGTTTTATTTGTGCATGAAAAAGATACTGATGGTGGAGAAATCCAAGCATTATTAACTAGGGCACAAGCCATTAATGGATTTAACTTTGAATTTCAGAATGAGGATTCATTAACAGTTGGGTATGAGTTTAGAGCGATTAATAGAAAAGATGGTGCTTTACTTGAATTAGTAGAGACATTCCCTGAAGAGGTAGAAGAATAAGGGTAGATTTTACCCTTATTTTGTTTTTGGTTGGTAGAATTTAATAACAATCGATTGATATTAAAAAAAATTTGAAAAGGGTTAGGTGATATATATGAGTCAGTATGTAGATTTAGGATTGTTAGTAAGAGAGCCACTTATATTTAAAAGTCCAAATGGTAAAGAGGAATACACGATTCCCGGTGAACTGAATACAGAGTTTGTTTTAAAAATGACAAAATATTATAAAGATGTTACTAAAATTGATAATGATGAAGAAGCGTTTAAGAAGATGAAACAGTTAGTGTTAGATATATTGAGTTTGGATAAATCAAAAAACATTGACATGAAACACATAGAGGATAACTTCAGTGATTTTCGTGTTATGAGGGCAGTTATTGAACATACGATGAAACACATTCAATCAATATCTGAAGATGAAAATTTAAAATTCCCCAAGTCCTCTGGAAAGAAGACAAAAACAAATACAAAAGCAAAAGCAAAGTAGGCAGTGGGCTTGGGGAGCATGAGGTATTAAAAGATATTGCATTGTTGATGAAGGAAACTAACATGAGTTATTTTGAGATAATGCAATTACCATACAGTGTGTATTTGGGATTATATAGGCAGTTCTATATTATCAACTTAGAAAGCACTGAAGAGGGCAGAGAAGCGTTAGAGCGTGGCAGAATGTTAAATGAGACTAAACCAGATTTAAATAAGATTAGGCAGAAAATCAATAACAGTTAAATAACAGATGAGAGGTACTTTGTGTATCTCTCATTTTTTTATTTTCACCGTTAAGGAGGTGAATGAATGACAACTATAAATTTAGCAACGTATACAGCCCCGATTGAGTTAGATGATAGTGGACTTCAAAGAGGTCTACAAAATGCAGATAAAAATATTCGTCAAAAAGCAGGTGGGATATCCTCATTCCTTACAAAATCCCTTGCAGGGGCATTAACTGCAGTTGCAGGAGCAGGAACAGCCATGTTTGGGATAGCGACCAAAGTTTCAAATATAGGCGATGAGTTAGATAAAACTTCTCAAAAAATGGGTGTTACTACTGATGCACTTCAAGAGTTAAGGTTTGCCAGTGGTCAAGTCGGGGTAGAACAGGGTAATTTAGATAGGGCATTAGGTCGGCTAAATCAAAGAATGGGTATGGCAGTTGATGGAAATGATAAATATGCATCTGCACTAACTAAACTAGGGGTAAATATGGAAGATGTTAGGGCAGGTACAGTAAGTACAGATCAGGCATTTATGCAAGCCATAGACAGTTTAAATGGTATGGAAAATGCCCAACAACAGTCAGCCCTTGCATCAGAGTTATTTGGGACAAAATTGGCGAGAGATTTAATGCCAATGATACAGGCAGGAGCATTAGAGGTTGACCATCTTAGAGATAGAGCCCACGAATTAGGTGGTGTTATGAGTGGCGAAGCCATTGATGCATCTGTTTTGTTTTCTGATGCACTCGATGAAGTACAAACAATGTTAAAAGGTGCGACAGTGCAAATTGGGGCACAGTTATTGCCAGTGATGGTTGACTTTTTGCAATGGGTACAAAATTATATGCCACAAATTCAGGCTACTTTTCAAGTTGTTTTTAATATTATGGAAACGCTTGCTACTGGATTTGTTAAAACAATTGGTACTTTAATTAGTTGGCTTAAAACATGGTATGCCGAAAACGAAGAAACTCTAAATGCAATGCGACAATCATTTTCACAATTCTTTGAGACAGTAAAAGAATTTTTCAGTGCATTTATTGAGTTTGTCACAACTCTTTGGGATTTATTCGGTGAAGGTATAATTGAGAGGTCAGTTATTATCTTTGAGGCAATACAAGGTGTAATTTCAGGTGTATTTGAGGTTATAGAAGGTCTTTTAAAGATTTTCATAGGTATTTTTACTGGAGATTGGGAGAAATTCACTGAGGGTATACAAATGATATGGCAAGGTTTATGGAATGCCATTAATAGTATTATTGCAGGTGCATGGAACTTACTAAAACATAACTTTGGTAAGTTATACAATAATATTAGAAACTGGTTTACAGGTCTAATATCTGATGCAACTAATTGGGGGCGTGACCTTGTACTAGGATTTGCGAGAGGTATTCGCAACTTTGCCCAAAATGCAGTAAATGAAGCCAGAAACATGGCAAGGAATGTGGCAAGTACAGTTACAGGATTCTTTGGTATCAATTCCCCTTCAACTTTGATGGCTGAATATGGAAGAAACTTAACTGATGGACTTGCCAAAGGTGTTGAAGATAATAGGAATAGTGCGATTAATGCAATTGGCAGTATTGCAAGTGAAATGGCATCACAAGCACAATCTGCAGTGGATAGAGTTAGTAGTATTTTGTCTAGTGCGAGCACAAGTGTATCACGTTCAACTAGTAGTAGCTCTGGAAGTTCTGGTGGTTCTTCTTCTAGTTCAAGTAGTGGCTCAAGCAGTTCTTCAAGAAATGTATTTGAATCAGGCTTTGTGGAAACTAGAACTGATGGTTCAAGGTGGTCACCTGAAGCAGGTGGTTATATAGACAGACAGACTGGAAGAATAGTAAGTAAAGAGCCAGAGTGGGAAAAATATCATGAAGGTGGTTGGGTTGGTAGAAGTTTACAAGGAATAAAAAGAAATGAAGTACCTGCATTACTAGAGGTTGGCGAGTATGTTCTGAGTCGCAAGATGATTAGAGATATTGCCAGTGCAAGTGCATCAGGTAGTAATCAACCTGCTATTGCGGGAAACACAACTCAAAATTTCAATATCTCAAAATTAGAATTTCCTAATGTAAAATCATCTGAAGATATAGAAAAAGCAATTAAAAATCTTCCTCGAATTGCATATCAATATTCGATGGGTGAGATTGCAAATGGAATGAGAAGAATGGGTAAAAAATATTAA